CTCATAGACTCCTCATAGACCCCTCATAGACTCCTCATGATCTGTGGGAAATCCTTATACATTTTTCCCACAAGAGCTGTACGGATGCTCATAGAAGCCGTAGGATGCTCCCTAAGACCGTCCAGCAGAATCCGAGGGATTACCCCTAGACTCCACTGGACGGTCATAGAGAGCATCCTACGGCTCTCTATCCGATTCCTACGGCTCTCTATCCGATTCCTGCCGGAGGCACGTCGAGAGTCCTGCAGGACCTGATGACACCCCGTGCCAGTGCCCACTTCATTTGACCATTCCCCACGTCTGTCTCCTTGGGGAGGTCCCACCCGCAGATCACGAGGACCCTGCTGGTGATCTTGGAGACACGCCCAAAGGCTTCCACGAGGACGACATCGTCCATATCCTCAGTGTGGTCGTCGAATAGAACGCGCACGGCGTCGCCCACCTTGGGGACGCTTGGGTGATACTTCTTGCTCATTGGTCTCCTTAGGAGTCGTGAAGGCTCTCTCCCAGTTGGTGCGGTAGGTGTCCTGTGAGATGTTCATGGGGCGTCGCTTGTCGCCTTTACCATTCATAGGGGTCTCCTGGGGATTCTCACTAGTCAGTCGCAGGAAGTGTTGAGGGACCACGTAGGATGCCTGTAGACTCCTCATGACGCTCTGCATGGACCACCACGACATTCGGTGCGATCTCTGTCCAGGTCTCCTTGAAGTGCATCTCGCGAGAGCCTACCAGTTTACCTAGTGACTTCTGGGGTGTACTTACAGAGCATCCTGTAATGGTGATCATTAATATGGCCAACAAACAAAGACTTCTCATACTACTTCCTTTTGATTCTATTAGGTGATCCGAGGGAGTCCCCTTAGAGACCAACAGGAGACTCCCAATGGATCATATGGTTTCACGCTCTCTGCTCACTCAGTACTTCTGAATGAGTCGTGGATCGTCGAGCCAGTTGTCCGTCATGGACTTAGGCTCATTCTTGTTCGCGCGTTCAAGGAACCGCACGCGTTCTTTCTCCTGGGCTGCCTCATAGGAATCCTTAGCGGCTCGCTCAGGGTCCAGGCCAAGCTGCTCCATCCAGTATTTACAGGCGTGCGCAAGACTGTCCAGACGGTCGTCGTGGATCAGTGCGCCCCGTTCCCGAGTAATGCGGGTCATCTGATGGAACAGTTGGTATTGGTGTGCTGTCTCAAGGCTGGAACCCTTGACAGGCTCCAGGTCTTTCCCCAGGAGCTTCCGATTGACCACCAGGCGATGCTGGTTGAAGATCGGCTCCAGGGTGTCAATGATGCGTCCCTCCTTCATGCCGACCGCACGGATGCCCTCAATGGTCACCGGGTGGGTCGCTCGGAGGTACGGCTTGAATAGCTCAGCGTACATGCCGTCCCCGAAGTTGTCTTCGAAGAGGATGTACTGGACGTTGTAGCGACGAGCCATGTCAGCAAGCCCCTGTAGGGTTGATGGGTCATAGCCGTCTCGGTAGCCCCCTGCGTCCACCAGGTAGATCGTTGAGTGCAGCATATACGTGACATTCCACGCAGTTTCGTCAGCACCGCGGCCTGATGGGTCAATCGTCAGGAGCTTCCCTGTGTACGGCAGGACGCGCATAGGCGTCCCATCGTCGTTCGAGTAGGGCATCGAGGCGAACACACCGTCGCCTGTACGACCTACGCAGGGTTCGTCTTTGAGCCTGTAGCGTTCATCGTTAGACCATACCAACCGCTGTGGACCGAAGGCAGGGTCAATATCGTAGAAGATCAGGTCCCGTAGCTTGAGGGGATAACGATCTTCGTCAGCCAGGTTCGGGAGCAGCATGAACTGCATAGCGAACCCAGAGCGCCCGTACGATAACTCACGCTCCTTCAGGTCCGTCTCATCGAACCTGCGGGAGTCTGTGGGCGCTCCGTGGTTCTCAGGGTCCTGCGCCAAGGCGGCGATGACAGGAGCCAAGAGACCATCGTAGAGCTTCAACAGGTCAGGTCCAGGTACACGCGAAGGCCAGAGGCGCTTGATGTACCCTTCTACTTCACCATCACCCTCAGGCAATCCGAAGTACAGGCTGTCTTCTGTCTGGGGAGTACCGAGGAAGATGACCCTACCGTTAGGCAGGAGCATCGCATCGAACTCCTTGACAGCTTCCTTCAACTTCTCCCGCATGACCTGTGTAGCGGAGTTGTTAGGAACCTCGATGTCGTCTGCGATGATGATGTCAGCTCGCCCACCGGATAGCTGTGAGGTGATCCCACGGCTCTTGACGGAGGGCTGATGGGCCGGTTTGGCCGGTGCTACATCAAACGCAACACGACTACAGCGCATCCCCGGCTTTGGCAGGAGATGCTGCGTCTCTGGCAGGAGAGCCATGAGGCGCAGGGTGAAGGTCGTGAAGTCATCTGCACGATCCTTCGATGCGGAGATGACCTGAATCTTGAGGTCAGCGTTCCACATCAGACACCAGACTACAAAGGCGGAACTGATCCACGACTTACCTACACCACGGAAAGCACCGAGGAAGATACGTCGAGGACCGCCCTGTAGCCAGTTAGCAATGTCATCCTGTACCGGCGTTGGTTCCGGCAGTCCCAGAACGTTCCACGAAAGGGCTAGGAATTTGCGGAAGTCCCTGAGCGTCTCCGGTGGCTTGATCAGTTTCTTCCGAGCCATAGTCTTGGTCTCCTAAGGCTTCATTCAGGTCACCCGTGGTAATCTCGCAGAGATCAATCTCGTTGTCTCGTAGAAGCTGACGGGCAACATTCAGGTCTGAGGGAGTTGCCTCACCGGACCTGATACGGTCGATCAGGCGGTCTACGAGGAGTCCACCCAGTTTCTCTAGTTGCTCTTCAAGTGACATTAGGTATTCTCCAGACCGTTCTTGATCCAATGAAGGAATCCAGAACCGACCAGCAACGCAATGAACGAAGCCGCACCGCCTACGATAGCGATAATGACCGTCCAAAAGACACGGCCAATGGCACGCTCGATGCGCTGCAGGCGTCCATCCGCCACATCCTGTTTGATTTCAAGTTGTAATACACGCTCTTCCAGGGTCAGGTCACGGTCTGGAGGGGTCATCGCCACTTCCTGTGTTGCTTCACACGTACGTCCAGGAACTTCTCAGTGGTTCCCAGACTAGCGGCGTCACCGAGTCCTGTATCAGCTACAGTGGTGGTGACGTTGTGCTGCAGTTCTACCGCCAGATCGTCCTCGACGTCGAAGGT